TTTGCTTATATTAACATTCCATTGACCTTTTTTACCATAAGGAGGAGTGTAATTTTTTAATGGAACATAATTACCATATTCAGTCATTACCTTTCCATCAGGAAACTTCATTATTTTATTATCAGCATCACGTTTAATTACTTTGTTTTGAGCAATGTAAAATTGACCAATAAACTTACCAGTTTTAGTAGTCGATTCTCTATATTGGATTCTTCCATTTAATAAAAACGTAAATAGTCTTTCTAAATTAGCTTGAGTATTACCATTTCTTTCTTTACCATCAATATAATTTTCTAAATTAATTACACCCTTATATATAGGGTCCATTTCATTCATATATTTTTCAACTCTATTTTGAATACGTTTACCATATTCGTTTATATTATTTTGCATTAAATATATAGAGCCAGTTCTTTCTTTATATGCAAGTTTTCTAGGTATAAGAAACTGTACTTTTAACTTGCCTATTAATCCATGACCTAAATCGTTTCCTGTACCAGCTTCTTGTACTGATAGAGCTATTTTATATAAATTACGTAGAGTACTAACTGGCAATCCTTCTAAATCTATTTCACCAGTCTTTAGATTTGATGCTTTTCTATCCCAATATGTTTTAGATATATCAACCTCATGACCTTTTATATATTTAAATATTTCCATTGCAGTCATTTCAGATGCTTGCATCATAGCATTAATTTTAACAGCTAACTTTGAAGCTTCTTCTTGTTTGCCATATACTTCATCAATAGCTTTGTCTAATTCTTCTTGATTTATTGTAGAGTTTTCATCAAACCTATCTGCTAAACTATTAATTACATTAGCCATCTTACCAGGCACAGTAAATAAAGTATTAACTAAATCATTATGTTGCATATTGTTAGTATATATTCTACTTTCATTATCACTAACAGCAGCTTTACCTGTATCACAAGTATTAGACATTAAAATCCTCCACAATATTTTTTCATAATTGATTGAGCTGACCTTACATTTAGTTTATTATCAAAACCTTGATTAATTATATCAAACTCAACAGCTTCATTATATGCTTTATAATATGCATTTAATATAGTAGAATCTAGTGTAGATATGTTAGCTCTATTTTTACTAGAAGGTGGTAAGTAAGTAGGAAATCCTCTTTCAAGATATGTATATGTTGCTTGTACTTTAGAAAATGGTAGTAACTTTCTAAATTCTTTATCAAACTTATCCATCCATGAATTAGCATTATTGTTTTTATCTAATGCAAGTCCTTCATTTTTATGCTCATCTATAAACTCATTCCATTTACCACGCAATGTTTCTGCGTATACATCACCTTTTGAAATAATAGCTTTTTGAGTATTAGCATCTAAATTCTGCATATAACTAATGTACATTCTACCTTTTAAATCTTGTATTTTATTTACAGCATATATGTGTGCAGCTTTATGCATATCCTCACTAATTTCAAATGGATTTAATGCATCTCTATTAGTTAGATTAGCTAAATTACTATTTAATAAATTTTCATACATGGCTATAGCTATCATTTCTACAGGTGCATTCTTTCCTGTAAGCTCTAAACCTGTGACCATTCCCATTCCTTTCTTAGGGTCAGGAACTAAACTTCTTATATAAGCTTCTTTATTTCTATAGTATTCATAATACTTTTGACTTTGTTCCATAGCTTGATTTAAACTTAGATTACCTTGTTCAAAGTTTTTACCATTACGTATAGTCATTGGTATTTTATGGATAGCTATCATTTGATTAATTATATCTAGCTGACCAGGAAGCAAAGGACTGCCATCTTCTTTGACAAACATAGATTTAATAATATCTCCACGATTATAGCCCCATCTATCTAGTAGCATAAATTTAAGATTATCAACAGCTGCTTGAAGATTAACTCTAAGCATATCATCCATAGTTCCTGTAAATGCAGTACCATCTGACATTTTCATATTAGGCCATTGCATTACTTCATCAGGATTTCTTAACATAATCTTTTCACCACTAATAGTAATAGATTTAAATCCTCGTTTTAGCTGACCATATATTCCTTGTAGATTTGCCAACTCTCCTATAGCATTTGCTCCAGCATATATCTGATACATTAATTGTTTCCTGTCATTAAAATCTAACATATCATATTTAGTTTTATCTTTAGGGAATTGGTCTTCTAAACTAATTGGCTTTGTATCTAGTTCATCAATAACACTTTTATATGCATTGTATTCTTCACCTTCTAGTAATTCTATAGATACAGTATCTCCATCATTATCTGCCTCTAAAGAAATAAACACAT